AAAAAACATTAAAAAAAATACACTTTTTCACTTAAACCTCTATATGTCAGCGTTTTATAATTAAGGGGTCTAGCATACCCTATCGATGGGGTCAAGCATACCCCTATAGATAAAGATAAAGATAAAGGATAAAGATAGTTCTTTCTTTTTGTATTACTTTTTCTTTCTTAAAATAATTTTTCATATATTTACAAAATAAGATACTTGCTTATGAAAAGAATACCTACAGAAATAAAAAAGCAACGAGGCACACTTCGTAATGACCGAGCTAACCCTAACGAGCCACAACTATCCCCTATAATACCTCCTACACCAACTTGGCTTTCTGAGGATGGGCAGAAGTCTTTTATCGAGCTGAGTTCGCTTTTATACGATATGTCTGTTCTAACTGAGGCAGATGAACTATCCCTTACCTTGCTTTGTGATGCTTATGGCGATTACAAACAAGCTAAAGAGATTATAAATACATTAGGACCAACTCAAGATGTAACATCAAGAGAGGGTCACACAAAGTCAATACAGCGACCTGAAGTGATAATAGCTAACCAAGCTTTTGTTAGAGTATTTCAGTTACTTAAAGAATTTGGTTTAACTCCATCGAGTCGAGCAAAGGTAAATGCAATAGAGCGAACTTCATCAACTCCTGATATTAAAATCGAAAATTTCTTTAACAACGATGAATAATCTTCACCACATAGACGAAGATAAATATTACTTCGATAAAAAGTCAGCTAAAAGAGCGTGTGATTTTATAGAAACTTTCTGTAAACACACTAAGGGTTCTTTGGCTGGGCAGAGATTTATTCTTGAAGATTGGCAAAGAGAGATTATCTCGGCTATTTTTGGATGGAAGTCTAAGGAAACTAATCTTAGGAAATTCAGACAATGTTTTATTTTCATTCCTCGTAAGAACGGAAAAACAACAATGATGGTAGGTATAGCACTCTATATGCTTTTTTCTGATGGAGAAAAAGGAGCTGAGATTGTATCTGCTGCTGCTGATAAAGAACAAGCAAGGTTAAGTTTCTCTATTGCGAAACAAATGGTTTTACAAGAGCCTAACCTTATCAAAAGAGCAGGAACTTATCGTGACTCTATCACTTACGATAAGGTTGGGTCGTACTACAAAGTTATTTCGGCAGATGCAGATACTAAGCACGGACTAAACCTCTCTTGTTGTTTACTGGATGAGATTCACTCTCACAAGAATCGTGACCTCTACGATGTGTTACTCACCAGTATGGGTGCTAGGAAAGAGCCTTTGATGTTAGGAATCACGACAGCTGGGGCAGGTCATCAGAAAGACCACATTTGCAAAGAGCTTTACGACTACTCTAAGAAACTTATTGATGGTAGTATTCAAGATGATTCGTTTTTAGGGGTTGTTTATGAAGCAGATAAAGACGATGATATATTTGACGAAGAGGTTTGGAAGAAAGCTAACCCAGGTTATGGAAGCATTGTGACTAAAGAGTATATGCAACAACAGGCTGTTAAGGCAAAAAACGAACCTTCATTTGAAAACACTTGGCGAAGATTACATTTAAATCAATGGGTTGCAAATGAAACTAAATGGATCAGTGATGAAAAGTGGATGGATTGTGATGACCCTATAAACGAAAACCATTTAATCGGGAAGCGTTGTTATGTGGGATTGGATTTAGCTTCCACTAGGGATATTACTTGTTTAGCTTTACTATTTCCTGACAATGATGATACTTACGATGTAATTTTACACTCGTTTATCCCTTCTGACAACGCACATAAACGCTCAGAAAGAGATAAGGTTGATTATATTAAATGGGAGCGAGAGGGTTTTATTACTTTTACAGAAGGTGATGTTTGTGATTACAATTACATTAAACAAAAGATTAGGGACTTATCTGAAAAGTACGATATACAGATAGTAGCTTACGATAGATGGAACGCATCACAAATTGTTATAGACCTTACAGAAGAAGGTTGCCCGATGATTCCTGTAGGTCAAGGTTATCGAACGATGTCACCTGCGACTAAAGAATTTGAAGCTTTAATTCTTGGTGGTAAGATACGACACGCAGGTAATCCCGTACTAAGGTGGATGATGTCTAATGTGGTTCTAAAATTAGACCCTGCTGCAAACATTAAGCCCGATAAAAGTCGCAGTAACGACAAGATTGATGGTGTTGTAGCTTGTCTTATGGCACTATCAGAGGCAATGCAAAATAAAAATGGTGGAAATTCAGGATATGATGACAAAGAGATATACTTTATCTAAGAATCAAATTATAGCTCAAGAGCAAGACATTATTAAGGAAATATGTGCTTCGGTATTGAGTAACAATAAAGACTTACACTTACTAAGCGATTTATGTCAAGATGTAAATGTGATTTTGCTTACGCAACTAGAGGAAACCATACAATCTTTGTATGAAACAAATCAATTACGCTATTTCGTAGCCCGTGTGGTCACGAATCAAGTCTTATCTACCTCTTCCCCTTTTCATAAGACTTATCGCCTTAAAGCACCTTTAAAATCGCTTACAGAGGATGATTACGACGATAGGCCTGATGATTTTTGGGCTAAAATACCTAAATTAAATAGTGAACTTGCTCAGAATTTAATCTATTTAAGGTTCGATTATTCGCTTAAAATGGATGAAATAGCTATGATTCAAGGTATTTCAACTCGGTATGTTTATAAGGTTATAGCACAAAGTTTGATAAAACTTAAAAATAATTCAGAAAAGTAGTTCAGGTTTTGCACTATTTTACTATTTACATATGTATAACTATTTAAGAGGCTTTGGGTATATTCGATATTTTTACAAGGAACAAATCCACAACTAAAGAAGAATCACGTTCTATCTTTGGTTCAACGGTAATTAATAGTATTTTTAGTGGTTCATCGGGTCAAGATGTGTCTAAAGAACAAGCTATTCGCATTGCAGCAGTTTGGTCTTGCGTAAGAGTACTATCAGAAACAGTAGCTTCCCTTCCAATCTCGCTTTATTCTAAAGATGAAAATAATAATAAGATAAAACTAACCAACGATCCGTTGAATGTTTTAATCGGTGAACAGCCCTCTTCGTTATACAACTCTTTTATGTTTTTCGAGAGAGCATTAATAGATTTATCCTTCGATGGAAACTTTTGTGCTTATATTGAGAGAAATAAAGGTGGGCTACCAACTGCTCTTCACCCTATCCAATACGATGATGTAGATGTATTTTTATCGCCTGATGGAAGGGAAGTTTACTATGAAATAAGTCAAGATAGTGGAAATACTTACCCAGTATCGGGTAAAGTACAATCTATAAATATGATTCACGTTAAAGGTTTATCTTTTGATGGAATTACAGGGAAGTCACCTATTGAGGTGGCTGCTGAAACGCTAGGGATTTCTTTAGCTTTAGATAAACACGCAGGTAATTGGTTTAAGAATGGGTCACAATTAGGGGGAGTTCTTAAACACCCTGGCACACTTAAACCTGAAACTGCTAAACGACTTAGAGAATCTTGGAGTTCAAACTACTCAGGTGTTTCCAACGCAGGAAAAACAGCAATACTTGAAGAAGGTATGGATTGGGTTAGTAGAACCGTACCAAATAATCAAGCACAATTCTTAGAGTCAAGAGAGTACCAAGTAAGCGATATTTGTCGTATTTTCAGAGTTCCTAACCACCTCGTAAATGACCTTAGTAGAGCGACTTACAGTAATATTGAGGCACAACAAATAGATTTTGTGGTACACACTATCACACCTTGGGTTAAGCGTATTGAAAGTGAATTAAACGCTAAACTAGTTCCTTCTAACAAAAGGGGTGAACAGTATTTCAAGTTTAATCTAAACGCTATACTTAGAGGTGACTCTAAGAGTAGGGCAGACTACTATAGAACACTTATAAACATTGGTGTTTTATCTCCTGATGAGGTAAGAGCTTTTGAGGATTTAAATCCTATGGGTGGAGAAAGTGAAAAGGTTTATATGCAATCAAATATGATGCCTTTAGATAGATTAGGTGAAGATACAAGTAGAACAAATATAGGATAAAACAAATTAAATGGCATTAAGTTCAAATCAAAGGCAAAAAAGAAAAGACCCTTGGAATAAAAACAAAGGTGAGTTTGGCGAGTCAATAACTCCTAGTGATAGAAGTTTTTTACCCGAAAGCGATGCCGAACTATTTATCGGTACAAAGGGTCACGTTAAGGTAACTTTAACGGGTGGTACTACTATTGTTTTAAAGAATATTGCTTCGGGTACTTTTTTGAAGGGTATTTTTGTAAACAAAGTACATTCTACAGGTACAACAGCCTCAGATATAGTAGCAATTTACTAAAATCGTAAATTATGAAAAATAAAGAAATAAGAATATATAACGGTAATTACGAGATTCGTTTGGACGAAAGTTCAAAAGAAACTAAAGTTAGCGGTTACGCAGCCTTATTCGATACGGACAGTAGAGATTTAGGTTTTAGAGAAACTATTTCTAATCGTGCTTTTGATGGTCGTTTAGAAGATAATGTAATTTTAACTTTCAATCACGACCCTAATTTAATCCTAGATAGAAATATCGGGGGTACTTTACAATTATCGGTTGATGAAAGAGGGTTACGATACGATGCTACCTTACCAAATACAACAACAGGTAACGATGTAGCAGAATTAATGAAAAGAGGTTTGCTTTATGAATCTTCTTTTGCTTTTACAGTAGAGGATGATGAATGGAGTAAAGATGGAGATACAACTCGTAGACAAATAAAACAAATTGGTCGGCTTGTTGATGTATCTATTGTCGGTGTAGGCGCATACGCAAACACTAAAGTTGCCCTTCGTTCTAAAGAGGCTTTTGAAGCAAAAGCAACTGTAGAAGAAACACCTCAAGTGGAAGAAGTGGAGCAAAAGGTCGAGGAATCATTTAATGATCCAAAATTAAATTTATTAACTAACGAATTAAAATTAAAAAAACGGATATGAAAAACTCTGTAGAATTACGTCAAGAACGAGCAGATTTAATTACCACTGCAAACGGTATGCTTGAAACTTGCAAAACTGAATCTCGTGATTTCAACGAAGCTGAACAAGTTTCTTATGACGAGAAAATGACAGCTATTGACAAATTAGCTAAAAACATCGAAACTGTTGAGCGACAAGAGAAATTGAACGCTGAGATTGCCTCTAATGTAGGTTCTGCTCCTGTTCAGAATGTTTCTGAGTCTAAAGAGGTTCGTGACTATTCTGTCTTTAAAGCAATCAACGGCTTATTAAACAACAACCTTAGTGGTGTTGAAAAAGAGATGCACGAACAAGCAGTAAGTGAAGCTAGAGCAGCAGGTATTACTGTAGCAGGTTTGGGTATTCCAGCTTTTATGATGGAACAAAGAGCAGCAGTTACTCAAGGTACATCGGCTATCGCTCCTACTAACGTATTAGGATATGCTGATGCAATGCGTGAAGCTTCTGTATTTGACAAAGTAGGTGCTAACATTTTATCAGGTTTATCTGCTAACACTACTATTCCAGTAACAGGTACTTCAACAGTAGCTTGGGAAGGTGAAACAGATGCAACAGCCGATGGTGGAGCAAACTTCGGGAAAGTTGAATTAACTCCAACTCGTATTTCTGCTTATGTAGATATTTCTAAGCAATTATTGCTACAAAACGGTGGAGCTGAAGGTGCAATTATGGCTGATTTAGGTCGTGCTGTAGGTCAATCTATCGACCAAGCAATCTTTAACGCTACTA